CTATTAAACGATGGTACTCTCTGGCTTTTCAAAATGATCCAGAGAAAATTCGCAGTTGGACGCAAGAAATGGAGATAAAGGTCGTACATCTGAGAGAGGTGCTTGCAACTGTGGAGGCTGAACGACTACTGTGAGTGGATTGAATCCTGCACTTTTGTGTTTCCTTCGGCTCTCGGCGCGGCCGAGACACGGCCAAGACACGGCCGTTACCGAAAGCTACCGTTCCCGTTCGTTACCGGTATTTCCTAGGACCTCTAGGAATATATAGCGTTCAGGCGCAAACACGCGATTTCAATTTGTAATCCTCTCTCTTAAAATAAGAGTAACTAAGGTAACTAAGGGATCCTATAGGAAGTTTCGCGTTACTTTTGCCGTTCCCCTCGTTACCGTTCTTTTGCGCGTTACTGTTGTTACCGTTCTTTTAGGAAGATTCTTTTAACTAATATTTCGCTTGACTTTACGTGAGAAAGGAGTATGAGATTTCACTCGACTTTACTTTACGTCGCAAAGCGTGTTCTATAGGACCGCGTCATGTCCTCACTCTACGATCAACTGCATCCTTCCTCTCCAGCTCTACCTTCTTCCTCTCCTACTCAGCCATCCTCTCCATGTGATGAAATTGACGCACGTGCCTTCTGTTTGCGTGTTCTTCAATCACCAGAGTTTCGGGCCTATATCACGAATGGAATCGTGTTGGGCGATCTTCCTGCTGCGGTGATTTGCCGGCTCATGGATTACGCCTGGGGGGCGTCGCCGAAGCGTGTGGAAGTGGTGGGCCGAGATGGCGGGCCAATCGAGACCGTGTCGCGCATCGAGCGGGTCATTATCGATGCGCGTGACAAGCTTGACAAGTCAGACGAGTTACCCGTTACGACACACTGAGTTCCGCACGTGGGGCGCACGCTGACCTGGCAGATTCCGAGCGTGTTTGCTCCTCTCTTACAGCCGAGTCGGTACAAAGGCGCGTATGGCGGACGAGGCTCTGGAAAGTCGCACGTCTTTGCCGAGCTCTTGTTGGAGCGGTGCCTGCTCCGTCCTACCCGCGCTGTCTGTGTCCGCGAAGTCCAGCGAAGCCTTGAACAATCCGTTAAACGCTTACTGGAAGACAAGATCCAGGCGAATGACCTTGGGCGTGAGTTCACCATTATGAACACGCACATCGAGACGCCTGGTGATGGGATCATCATTTTTCAAGGGATGCAGAATCACACAGCTGAGTCGATCAAGTCTCTCGAGGGTTACGACATCGCGTGGGTGGAAGAAGCACAGGCACTGTCGCAGCGGTCGTTAACACTCCTCCGTCCGACGATTCGCGTGCCGGATTCTGAACTCTGGTTTTCGTGGAATCCACGCTATCGGTCAGATCCTGTCGATGCGCTCTTTCGAAATGGTCAACCACCACCTAATTCGATTGTGGTGACTACGACGTTTCGCGATAATCCGTGGTTTCCTGATGTACTGCGTACGGAGATGCTGTGGGATCGGCAGCATGACTTTGAAAAATATGGGCATATTTGGCTCGGGGAGTACGAAAAGCACAGCGACTCGCGTGTCTTTCGGAATTGGACTGTCGAAGAGTTTGAAGTGCCTGAGGATACCGTCTTTTATCATGGTGGTGATTGGGGTTTTAGCGCCGATCCGACAGTGCTGATTCGCTGTTTTGAGCAACAGCCAACAGCAGCTGAACTCGCAGTCAATTCGCTCGCTCGCAAGAAGCTGTTTATTGATCACGAGGTGTATCAGATCGGGTGCGAGATTGACCAGACGGCGTCGCTCTTTGATCGGCTGGTGTGTGAGTGCGAGCCGCCGCGTCCATGCCTCGCTCCATATGTCCACGGCAGTGCTCGGCAGTGGGAGATTCTAGCGGACAGTGCGCGGCCTGAGACGATTTCCTATCTCCAGCGGCACGGCTATCCGCGTATTGCACCGGCCATTAAAGGGCCAAATAGTGTCAAGGAAGGCGTCATTTTTCTCCAGGGTTATGACATTGTGATTCATCCGCGGTGTGTCCATACCCTTGATGAGTTTACGATGTATAGCTACAAGACTGATCCGCTGACGAGTGTGGTCGTGCCGATCTTGGAAGATAAGAAAAACCACGTGATTGATGCGGTGCGGTATGCGATTGAGCGGTTGCGGCATCATGTGGAGGAGCCGGATTTTGTGACGTGGTAAAAGTGGAGTGTATTCTAACGGCATTGGAAGATATGGTTTACCAATTTGGCTATGACACCGTTGTAGATGGATATCCTGCACTTACCACTGGTGGATTGTCAGCATTGGAAGAGGCATTTGAAGTTCTTGGTTGGACCGACCCCTATGTCGTGCCTAATCCGATCTGGTGTGATGCTCCGGTTGTTCCGCGTTGTCCGAATCGAACGACTAGCGGCACGCCGACACCGAATGGTTATAAGCGGTATTGTCGAGAGCACATGCAGTTCTGGCGTGAGGCACAGCAATGAAACGTGCTGTAAGAAAAAGTCGGATATCGGCTTCTTATGAGCATCGACCATCGAAATCGTGAGACTACTACTAGCGGCCGACCTCTAGGAGCGCAGCAGGTCGTCGATCCGCGTACCGGGATGCTCACTGACTATGTGATTCTCAAAGAACGGTCGAAGTGGGTCCGCTCATATCGCGATACGTACAAGCACCGTACCTGCGGCGCGATTACGATGATGAGTAAAGTGATTGCAGAAACCTTTGCATGCGATCCGCAGTTCTACTCGCACACATTCTGCATCTATTGTAAAGGGCACTACCCTCTCAGCGAGTTTACATGGGTCGCGGATGGGTCGGTGGTTGGGTCATGAGCCGTTTGCAATTCGAACGAAATCTCTTGATGGACAATGCGCGACGTGAGCGGAACCGCAAACGTCGTGTGCATTATCGCAGAAAGACACAGCACACGCAACGATTGTGTACTCTCAATCAGCAACAGTTGACGATGCGCAGTTATTGCCCTGGAGTTATTGCATTCGCGTTGCTCTACGGAGAACGCAGTCTACGATGACCGAGTCTACTCAGTGCATCTTCTGTCAAGGGGCCAATGGTATTCACGCCACAGGATGTCGTCTGATTGCTTCATGCGACCACGATTGGGTACCAGAACCACTCGTAGTACTGATGGAACGGTGTGTGTTGTGCTCTGTGCGTCGACCAATTGAATCGAGAGAACGACGAGCCATGCGATTGTTGACAGAAGTGGCTGGTGTGTTACACCCAGAAATGCCTGTTTCAACTCCTCGAGCCTCGCTGTATGACGATCTGATGCAGTTGAGCCGTGAGATGGCGCATCGAGCAGAAGTATTGGAGACGAGACGAGTTGAAGCGCATAAGACATTAGATCATTTGGGGGATGAAGATGAGAGTGCGACATGACCATTGAACGAGTGAAATTGACGCCGCTCGGTTCGGAAGTGTATCGAGATGGCGTGCTGTATGAGACACGCCGAAACACAGTGGAAGGCTCTGAGTCTAATATAGTTGGGAGTGTTGGCGGTGGTCTGTTGCAATCGGCCACTGTCACGTTAAACGATGCGCAGATCAAGGCCCTCCCGACTATGTCACAGGCCATTCTTGCGGCACAGGTGGTCGGTAAGGTAGTTCTGTTCATTGCTGGCTATATCCTACTCGATCATACGGCTGGTGATTATGCGAATGTCGACTCGACTGCGATCTTGGAAATCAAGGATCAGTGTGGGAGTGTGGGATCAACTGCATCGGTGAACTTCACGCAATTGGGCATTTTTAATTTGGTGCAGGAAGCGCCACTGATTGTCGACCCGGCAAGTTGGATTGTTAGCGGTAAGATTGTTCCCATCGGCGGTCCGTGTGACAATTCGCCGATCACGGTGTCGGCTCACAATGGTGTCTTGGGAGATTTCACTGGAGGCAATAGCGCCAATACTCTCAAGATCGCACTGTACTATGTTGTCGTTAGTATCTAGAGAGCTGGTAATGCTAGTAACTTTCTACACCATTGGTAAAGTTATTTGTGAGTGACACATGATTGAGTCCACTTCACAAGCTGCCGAGATCCGGGCCGCGGCGTCGATCCTCCTAGAGCGTCTCCAGTTCATGCGGCAGGCGGGGATCTCGTTTAAAGGGGCACGCGATCTCTATGAAGTCCTTGGCTATGACCGAGTCATCACGACGCGGCAGTATCGCGATCGTTATGCACGTGGGGGGATTGCTGGACGGGTGGTTGATGCGCTACCGAATGCGACATGGCGCGGGGATATGGAGCTCATTGAGGATGACGATCCAAAGGTCAGCACACCGTTTGAACAAGCATGGTGTGATCTCAATACCAAGCATCAGGTCATCTCAAAGTTTTTGCGTGTTGATAAACTGGCTGGACTCAGTACGTATGCCGTGCTGCTGATTGGGGCGCCTGGTGATTTAAGCACTGAGATGCCACGTGGGAAAGAGCTGCTCTACCTTGTACCGTTTCTTGGGGGTGGTGGACCTGGCGGCGATTCGAACAGTCGAGCGTTGGCGATTGATGCGGATTGCACGATCCAAGAGTTCGATACCGATACACAGAGTGTGCGGTTTGGTCTGCCGAAGACATATCAACTCAAACGCACTGATCTCTCCTCGCCGGCGTTTCAACGTCCTGTGCATTGGACGCGCATTGTGCATGTTGCGGAGAATTGTTTGTCTGATGAGGTATATGGGCAGCCAGCGCTTGAGCGTGTGTGGAATCTGCTTGATGACCT